TGCGTCGCCATGTTGCACGTTCACGTCAATATCTTGAGCAGTCCGAGTGGGTCATGTGTGTTAGCCACTACTGCTGCAAGTAGATTGAAGTTAGATCTTTTAGAAATCAGGTCGATAGCAAAGCCTACCATTTTCGCCTTCCCGTAGCTCGCTTTGTCTTCTACGTCGGCGTGAGCTTTGAACAGTCCTCGCAATATCTTCGTCTGCTGTATATTGTTGTTCGGTAGAAGAGAGACTCTCTTCCTAACCATCTGTACAGCCCGAATCGTTGCGCTATAAACCTGATCTATTACCTCCTGTGGTCTCAAGTCGATTTGTAACTTCCGGATCAATGCCATTGCATAATCCGTTACTCCAGGCAGACCCTTTTCGAGTTCAGCTGAAGCACGGTTTCCTTCCGTTACTATCTTGTACTTGATATCGGCATCTCCCCTTCTAGAGATACCACCACAAACAGAATGTGTGTTTTTGATTGTCCAGAGCACTGCCTCTGGTGTATTGAAAACCTGAGATATCCTAGCATAATACGTCTCACGCAGCGATTTCGCGATCTTGTATGATCCGCCTCGAGTTACATATTCTGCTAGCCTATCCTCCATGGCCTCGACAACATCACTTGCCGATAGAGCTATCTTGCTTTCAATACGACTATGCATCAGTGTAGATATATTACGAGCAAGATATTGTCCCGTCTCCCCGCGAGCGTGATCGACGCGGAGGAATTCTGATATACCGCCATAATAGCTCTTCGACCGTTGCAAAGTTATGTTGAGTTCTTTCGCTTTCTTAGAAATGTCTCGAACTCTAACGAAGTTGTCGATCCCTAGAAGGACGTCATCTCCATTGTGGACTGATCTAAGCGTAGTTTGTGCCTTACCTACGAGGGCCATCGTATATATGTAATTAAGGATTGAATTCATAAACGTAGTGAGCCGCCACCCACTGAGCAGAGTGCCTTGTGCTTTATATGTTGTACCTGTACCAGACAAGTCATTAATAATAACGTGGTCAAGACTATCAATCACCCAGGTCGTAGCAATCCGCTGTTCTGCAGACATGTACCTGTAATTAACGTCATAAAAAGCTCTCAATACAGCTTTCATCGAGCCTGTCGAGTGCATTGAATTGAAATCAGCGAAATCCATACAGAAAGGTGTCGTATTCTTAAGCACTGCCTGCATTCTTGCGTTGACGAAGCTAGGCCTTGCTTTCTTCCCTATAGGGAAATGCGCAGGCAACATGTCTTCAACGTTTTGGAATGCAAATTGTGTTATGATATAGCTGTTAAGGTCAGTCCCGTAAATAGGACGTCTCTTACCCCATTCATATTTCTCTGACGACCAGGCCTGTATAGAAGGCTTCCTGTCTACGAAATGTGACATGTCTAAATTAGGCATTGCAATGAGTGAAATGAACTTATTTTTTAAAGCCCTGTCATGCTTGAAGATGTATTTCTCGTCCTCTTTGTATTGTGTATGGATGCTGCCTGCAGCTGACCATTGCCATCGCGATTCCCAGAATGTCTTCCAACTAGTCGACTGGTAACTGTCACTACTACCGTCAGGTGAAGATAGTACTTGATATGCCTTCATATATACTTCTTCGTCCGATAAAGTCGTTACAGACGGGTTAGTCCTGTGTAGTTTCTCTTCTTCCCAATCGATTGTTCCGATTCCTCTATTAGTAAGTACTTCCAGCTCAAACATCTCACGCAGGTCAGCCTCTACTAGATTCTGGTAAGATTTTGCCCTTATGGACAATGCTTTGCCGTATTTCATAAAGTCACTCACTGAGTGTGCTGAAAACAAATTAGTCATCAAGACTAATTCCAGAACCACATCTGATGCTGAAGCTAGCCAAAGCATAGCCCCTGCCATGAAAGTAGTTGAGACGTCAGGAGGAAGAAAGAAAGCCAAAGAAGCACGCTGTCGCTGTGGGCCATCAAGGTTATCCCACACCTCAGCTGCTGTAAAATGAATGTGATGTTCTCCACTTATTTTCGATATATTTAGATTTTTAATTGTTTTTGGGTTGTGATGGCGGACGGTATTCGGTCTTGGGACGGTGACACCCTCAACAACATTTTCATTTTTTGATAAGTGTCTGATATTAATTGAAAAGTCATTCATAAAATGCCTTGAAAACATAATTAAAGGCTCAACAGCAATCGGGAGCATGTATTGATCTACGCGAGCGTAGAAGTAGCTCCTACCATTATGATTGATAATAAATCCCAAAACAAGACTACCATAGTAGTCAAGAGCCAGCTCCGACTGCGGTAGTAAGAAATTAAATGAAGTAAACAAAACGTAATGAGCGTCATCGAAACCAGTTACGACATAAGAATCTTCGCTCATGCGTCTGAGATGTAGAGGCACTCCTAGCGAAGTATATTCCATCAAGTCGTAATCTGGCTCACCTTCATAGTCTATTGTCGTCCCGGTAAAAGAAGCTGGCTCCCATATCCAAGTCTCCTCCCTCGAAGAATGTCTACTCTTCTTAAAAAGGCTTGAGTATGCCAGCTTGCTATTTATCAGCCCGCACTCGAGCCGGCAGCGACTACATCTCTCGTACTCGCTACGGCTGGCACATCGACATCTAGTGGCGCTGGTGCTACAATCCTCGGTCCTTCCGGGGGATTTGGGGTCGTGACCGGCAAGTCCCTGTGAAAATCCGGCTTGCGTTGCGGTGCAGGGACGCGACGTGAAGCAATCAGGTGTTCCATAATTCTCGCGCCTGCCTTGATCTGGAATTTACCTACTACAGGTTTGAGACGTGTCGGCCTGTGCGAAGAGGTTACGGTTTTTCTGGTGCCGTACTCACACAAATCTATGAACGGCCTTCGGATCGTGATTACGAGATCATCAGATCCCGGTAAACTACCTAGAGACGGAAGCAAATAATGTCTGCCCGGCCGTTCTTCACTGTCGCGTAGCGCAATAGGTACGTCGTACTCATGTTCAAAAGGCACCGACGATGGCTCCACGATACATTCATGTGCTGTGGCCCAAGGCTTGACTTCTTGCATGGTGTCTATCCTAGTGAAGGTAGTGTCATGTCCGAATAGCCTGTAGACGTTAGCGAGTGATAAAACATGCTCATTTGGAACCATCTGGCCTCTAAACTGCGAAACTGGGACCGTTTGTAGACCCCTAAGATGTCGTAGTACTTCATACTCACCAGCAACAGCACCCAAGATCAAACTTCCCGAGACCGGTGCTGGTATAGCACTTATTTCGACAGGTGAGTGTATGGCATGATCTTTCTCTTCACCAGTCACTTTCCATCCCGAATCATATAGGTCTTCGAAATTCAAAGTAACATTACAACCTTCGTTCATAAAAGTTGTAAACTCTTGTCCGGTGATTGCTGATATGCTAGCAGCCCTGGCGACAGGTGAGCGTAAGATGTCAAGATCATGATCTATCGAGCCGAAAACGTTTTTCCAGTCCCGCCTGCCCCGGGCAGCATTATGGTACATAGCGTAATGCCCGTACCACATGTAGTAGTTAGCTACGGCTGAAAACTGCAAAAACTGTTTTGGCATACGACCCTGTTCAACAATAAACTCTACTGGCCCTGCCTCTGGTACGAATGGCTCGCCTTCGAGAGCAGTGTGTATCCTCGCTCGAGTTGGCGAAAATGCAGGCAAAGTAATCTGAAGGGTTACGTTCTGATATATACACGCTTCGATTGATGACCACATTGGGTGCGCAAACATTGTGCCAAAAGATTCCAGGACAGCGGCAAACTGTTCTTCGAGCCTATTGAGTTTCACGTAATCAGTTATGAACATCCACATCGTGTCATGATCCTTCCAGTCTATTTCCTCAAAGTTGAGAGTGACTACGCCACCCCCACCTATTGGGTCGAGCAAGAGCAGATCAGAATCCAAAGACGGGATGTCGATGTCGAAATTCAGCGCAGTCGTGTTTGTTCTACCTAAAGTATGCATCAGGTAGAAAGCTTCCTGAGTAGGAGCGAGCGCAGAATAGTGAAGCACGAACGGCCTATTCCAGTAATCTTCTTTCGTTCGTATCATAAATGCAGCATGAACAAGTTCAACTTCTGTAATAGGATAACCCAGATCTATATCGTACGCATGCACATTGTGGCCTTGATCTAGTGCAACATTCATGTGGCTATCGGAGTACGGATGGGTCTTAACTTGAAAGACATTAGGTCGCACTTCTTGGTTCGACGATGCAATCAGAGCTTTACCCCACGATATGAGCATATTATATAAGAATGCTTCGTGTGAGTCAGCCTGATCCATGCCGGAAAGAGTACGATACGTGTCCTCCTTGATAAGCCTCTTCTCTGCAGATGTCTTTGCAAAATCTTCTAGCGCTAAGCCAGCAAGATATACACCATTCGCAGAGATGTACTTACGATTAATGCCACTGTAGTTTGTGTAATTCGGATTCCCGAATAGTACGCGTTTCTTCCCAGCCACAAGAAAGTCCGTGCGAATTTGTAAATCCGCAACGAACTGAGAAGTGCCGTGCATAACACGAGCAATAGTTTTGTTGATGAGAGAAAAGCAGCCATTTTTGAGAGCAGGTACGATTGATTTGAGTGAGTCGAATCGAAAGATTTCATTTAAAAATACGGAAGGCATTTTATAC